GCTCAGGCTCGATTGCTCAGCTATCTGACATTGTGATAGGATTAGAACGCAACGGACAGGCATTAGATGCTATTGAAAGGAATACAACTCATGTTAGAGTTCTTAAAAATAGATTTAGTGGTTATACTGGTAGTGCTAGTGATTTGTTATACAATCCTAACACTGGACGAATGATGGAAATTAAGGATACATTATGAGCATGAAATTAACAAATATTTTAATCAATCACAACGATATTGATGTCATTAAAGATAAAAGTGTCATTTACAAAAACGGTACTGTTATTCCTCTTACCGACTATGAGATTATGTCGTTACTTACCTCTTTCCACATACATGATATTGGTAAAGATATTCCAGTTTACAATTAAGGATACATCATGATTCAAGAATCATTAAGATTTGATGGTAACGATTATGTACATTCAAGGGATTCTGGACGCTTAACAGGACAGATACAACGCATTTACAACACGATAGAGAACGGTAATTGGTTTACACTCGGTGAATTGGCTGACTTAACTGGAGACCCTGAAGCAAGCATAAGCGCACAACTTAGAAATTTAAGAAAAGAAAGATTTGGAAGTCATGTTATTGAAAAGAAACATTTAGATAACGGACTGTATACTTATAGATTAGTTAAGGACACACCATGAACGAAGATTTAGTTACTCAAGCACGACGCTACGCTGAGAAAGACGATTACCATGTTACCCGTCGTTACATTACTGAGCTATGCAATGAGATTGACAGACTGCGTAACATCAACACCAATGTGTTTAGCAAGATTCAAGATAACAAAGAAATATGGGCTGATGCTGAGCGTTATAAGTGGCTTCGTGATGCAGCATGGAATGTAGATTTTGAAGCAGTAGCACCTATCGTAGTAAACTGCGATAATCGTATGGAGCAGTTCGAGTGGTTGGAAGGCAGTAAACTAGATACAATCATTGATGAATGGAGAAAGAAATGAGAAGCGAACCAAGAGGATTGACAGCAACATTTAAAGTTACCAAGACTTACTATGTTACTTGCTACGGCAATACTGAAGAAGACTGCTACATCATGGCAGAGAACCTAGCTCCTACAGATATCAAAGAAGAAGACTTAGGTGATATGGAGGTTGAGATTGCTGGAGGATTTGAATATGACTCTTTCTAGTTTAAAATGGTATGGTACTGCTTTGTGTCTTATTGGCATAGCATTGACCAGCTTTAATATCTATCCACTTAACATCTTGTTTGGATTGATTGGTAGTGGTTTATGGACTACTGCTGGCTATGTTCAAGACGATGCACCGCTTGTCTTAGTTGAAGGTGTAGCGACTGCATTGTATGCTTTTGGTGTATTAACATTTATCATTATGGAGATTTCAAAATGGATGTGAAAGAACTTATTGAAGCACTAGACCAACGCTACGGCAATCCGTATGCAGTTAAAGAGTGTGGCTTGATTCAAGAAGCTATTAAAGTGTTACGCTTACAGTCTGAAGAGATTGCTGCTTGTTATCAACACATCAAGGAGTTGCAAGAGCTATGAACGCAAATGAACTAGCTAAATATTTGGATAGGTTAAATGGGTACATGGATATGCCAAGAGATATATTGGATATAGCCCAACCAGCAGCAACAATGCTACGCCAGCAACAAGCTGAAATAGAAGCGTTGAAATATGAAAAATCTAGCGGTGTTTATGACAATGAACCAGTAGCGTGGATAGGTAAAGATGAATTGCAGTTTGGCTTTACTGACACAAGAGTTACAAATGAAAAAGAAAGTTGGGATGATATTCCACTCTATACCCATCCAGCAAAAGAATACAAAGAGCCATCGGTTAAAGAAATTGAAGATTTGTGGCTTGATGTAGTTAACAACATCCCAGCAAACGACCATAGACCTAGAGAATGGCACTTTGCAAACGCAATACTAAGAAAGGTACAAGAATGAACAATGAACCAGTAGCGTGGAGAACCCATTATCCAAGTGGGTGGGAATATAAAGACGGCAACCCCCCTTTTGAATTAAAAGGTAATTCACAACTTCTCTACACCCGTCCAGCAAAGACATTAACAGATGAGGAAATAACACAAGTATTTGATGAGTGTTATCCAAATAATGCTGATGGTGATGTAGTTACTTTGATTGATTTTGCTAGAGCAATACTAAGAAAGGCACAAGAGAAATGATTAAGCAGTTTGAGTTTTTAGATGTAATTGAGCAGTATGCAAAGATGGAGCAGTATTTTAAACAACACGCTCCAATGGAGTATATGGCTTATAGGAATACTAATGGTCTGGAAATGCCCACCGCTACACCTGCCTAACTGGAATAACTTATGGAAATGGAAAACAGATATGAAATACGACCAAGAAGTTTATGAAGCACTAGCAGAGAATGAGCGTAATCAATCAGTTGTAAAATCACCTTGTATTGGTAAATGTACCTACGACATTACTATTCAACAATGTAATGATTGTGGTCGAACAAAAGAAGAAATCAGCACATGGTATGTAATGACTGACGATGAGAAACTAGCAGTATTAGAAAGGTTATTAAATGACGCACCCTGACCAACGCTTCGGAGGAGTTACCTATGCACAACATGGAGATGATATTGTTATTCGTGCTGTTTTTGACAATCTGGGAATTGATAATCCTTCTTACCTAGACATCGGAGCACACCATCCTAGCAACATCAGCAACACTAAGTTATTCTACGATGCTGGTTCTCGTGGTATCAATGTCGAAGCTAATCCGTACCTATTTCAGCAGTTCATGGTTGACCGTCCACAAGACATTAACCTGAACTTCGGTGTCGGTAAGGAATCAGGATTCTTAGACTTTTACATGGTTGATGAGTACTCTGGTCGTAACTCTTTTGACCACGCTACAGTCGAAGCCTTTGTTGCGGATAACCCAGAATTTAAGATTCACGAAATTAGAACATTACCAGTAATGACGGTATCTCAAGTCTTACAGAATAGAGCTATTCCTGACTTTCTGACGATTGATGTGGAAGGTCTTGACTACGACATTCTGAAATCTATTGACTTTGAACGATATCCGTTTAAGGTTATTTGTGTCGAAGTAGGCGGCAGCGACAGGATTAACTACGCTGATGCCGTGAGCAGTTTGTTGGAGGAAAACAACTATTTTTCACTAATTCGTTGTGGTGCTAACCTCATCTTCGTTGCAAAACAGTATGAACATCTGGTAAGATAACTACATGAAAATAGTTCTCGACATCGAAACCAACAGTAGACATGATGTGATTTGGCTTTGTGTCACTCGTAACATTGAAACAAATGAGGTAAAGGTATGGAAAGCAGCAAGTGGATTACAAGAGTATTTGGTAGGTTGCGATTTGATTATCATGCACAACGGAATCAGCTTCGACTCCCAAGTACTGAAAGAGACATGGAAAGTTACGATGAAGTTGAGCCAAGTGTGCGACACGCTCGTGTTAAGTCGCCTACTCAACCCAAGTCTCGAAGGAGGACACAGTCTTGAAGCATGGGGACAGCGTCTTGGCTTTCCTAAAGGAGACTTCTGCGACTGGGATGCTGGCTGGTCTCAGGAGATGGAAGACTACTGTATTCAAGATACTTTAGTTACACAACAACTTTATTCACACTTAGTAGCAGAATTACAACAACAAGAATTTTCACCGAAGTCACAGGAGTTAGAACATGAAGTCCAAGCTATCATCACGAAGCAAGAAAAATCAGGGTTTAAACTTAATCAAGTCGGAGCTTTACAACTACTATCTACACTTAAAACTAAGCTGGATTCTATTCAGGTTGAGATGCAAAGTATTTTCCCTGCCAGAGTCGAGTCTAATCGCATTAGTAAGCTGGGTAAACCCCTCAAAGACATTGTCACTGTTTTCAACCCCGGAAGTCGCAAGCAAATTGCAGAGCGACTCATCGAAAAAGGTTGGAAGCCCACGAAGCACACCGAGAAAGGTAGCGTCATCGTCGACGAAACCACGCTCGAAGGTATCGACATCCCCGAAGCGAAAGCCATCGCAGAATACCTAATGCTTCAGAAGCGGATAGCACAGGTAGAATCGTGGCTAGAAGCTGTCAAAGAAGATGGTAGGGTACATGGTAGGGTTATTACAAACGGAGCCGTCACAGGTCGTATGACGCACATGAGTCCTAACATGGCTCAGATACCTAACAGTGGTGCGATATACGGTCCTGAATGTCGGGAGTTATGGATAGTTGAGAAAGGAAATAAGTTAGTCGGTATTGATGCTTCAGGTTTGGAGCTTCGGATGCTGGCTCACTATATGAACGATGATGCGTATACGAATGAAGTTATATCCGGCGACATTCACACAGCCAATCAAAAAGCTGCTGGGCTTGAAACGAGGAACCAAGCGAAGACATTTATTTATGCCTTCTTATATGGTGCAGGAAGTGCCAAAATCGGGAAGATTGTTGGTGGTTCAGCGAAGGAAGGACAAAAACTTATTGATTCTTTTCTACGCAACACCCCCAAACTTGCAAAGCTACGGGAGAAAGTTGGTCGCCTCTACGCTAAAAAAGGCAAATTGCCGGGTCTTGATGGAAGACAGCTACTCGTGCGGTCAGAACATAGCTCAGTCAACACACTGCTTCAAGGTGCTGGTGCAATCGTAATGAAACAAGCTGTTGTCATCTTGCATAAAAAGCTAGTTCGTGCTAAGATTTGGCATGAGTTTAAAGCAAATGTCCATGATGAGTGGCAGATTGAAGTCAAGGAAGCCGATGCTGAAACTACGGGTAAGTACGGGGTTGAAAGTATCGAAGAAGCTGGTAAAATCCTAGATATGCGGTGTCCATTAACGGGCGAATATAAAGTTGGCAATAACTGGAAAGAGACTCATTGATGGAAGAAAAAGAATTACAGGTTATCGGGCAAGTGATTATCAATCTGTTTGAAGATAACACTTACTCTATCGGGACTTCAGTTAGTATCGAAGAAACAATGGACTTACTAGCGGATGCTTATGAAGCAGTTGATAGTGGTACATTGGATGGTTTAGATGTATTTAACCAGTTTAGTAGTACAATTCAGTAGTTTAATCAACGCAGTATATTTAAGGAGCTTTATATGAGTAATTTAGAAAAACCAATCAAGTTAGAAGCCGAAGTTCAGTGGGCTTTCTTCAACAAGAAATCAGAGATGTCTGGTAAGTATCAAGTAGACCTCTGTAACCTCAGCAAAGAAGCCGTCAGTGCTTTAGAGCAAGCAGGTTTGAGTCCTCGTCAGCGTCCTGACAAGCCTGAAAAAGGTTGGTTCTTGACAGCGAAGAGCAACTATGAAATTATCCCATTCGACAAGTCTGGTAAAGAAATCAAAGAAGCTGTAGGTAACGGTTCTAAAGCAACTGCTTTGATTAAGCCTTACGAATGGAAGTGGCAAGCTAAGAAGGGTATCTCACCATCGTTAGTTAAAATCACAATCACTGACCTCGTTGTTTACAACGCTGACAGCAATGTTGAAGAAGAACTCGACGACGAGATAGCACTGTAATGAAGGCTCTCGTCGATGCGGATATTTTGGTTTACAGGTTTGGATTTGCTTCTGAAGGAGACCCTGCAGAGTTTGCGTTAGCTCGTCTATCTGAATTCTTGGACAATCTCTATGTAAACCTTCCTGTCGACGAGGTCGAAGGCTATTTGACTGGTAGCGGTAACTTCAGAAATGAAGTTGCTGTTACTGCTCCGTACAAAGGAACTCGGAAAGCTGATAAGCCGTACCACTTTGGATTACTCCGTGAATATATGCAAAAGTCATGGGGTTTCATTGAGGTTAATGGTATTGAAGCTGACGATAAACTTGGTATTGAAGCCTACAAACACGAACCAGACGAGACAATCATTGTTAGCTTAGACAAAGACCTCAACATGATTCGTGGTAATCATTACAACTTCGTTAAGGATGAGCAGTACTACATCACCGAAGAAGAAGGAATCCGTAATTTCTATCTACAGATGTTGACAGGAGATACAGTTGACAACATCATTGGACTAGCTGGTATTGGTCCTGTTAAATCTAAGAAGATGTTAGCGGATTGCAAGACAGAGAAAGAAATGTACGATGTTGTCTTAGCAGCATACGACAACAATTTAGACCGTGTCGTTGAGAATGGTCGTCTCCTATGGATTCTTAGAGAAGAAGGGCAGGTATGGCAACCACCGAAGTAAAACTAAAGAATCTAACAGAAGCACCAATAGTTAGACTAACATGGATTGACGCTCAAGCCGATGCTGGCTGGGAAGAACCTAAAGTTGATTTAGCTACTTGTATTACTGTTGGATTCCTTGTAGCAGAAACAGACGACGGTGTTTGTGTCGCTGGGACTGTGTCAGACCATTTATGTAACAATGTAATCAGTATTCCTAAGTCTTGGATTATTGACCAACAAATCGAGGTTAAAGAAGATGAAGCCCCAATCAGCAAAAGCAAAGGGAAGAAACCTGCAAAAGTGGGTCGTAACACAACTGCAAAAAAGATTTCCCCAGCTAAGGCAGGGCGACTTAGTGTCAACTTCAATGGGAGCAGGGGGAGAGGATGTAAAGTTAAGTCCCCATGCTAGAGACTTAATTCCTTTTCAGATTGAATGTAAGAACTTAGCAAAGATAGCGGTGTATAACTATTACGACCAAGCCTGTACACACGGATTAGTTGAACCACTATTAGTAATGAAGCAAAACAAGCGGAAGCCTTTAGTTGTCTTAGATGCTGAAGCATTTTTTGATATTATTTCAAAGGAACACAACAAATGAGATTACATTTTGATTTTAGTGAGTACGATGATACAGATGACCCTAACCGTGTATTAGTGACTGTTCACATTCCTGACGGCTCAGCTCATACCGACATCACCAGAGTGTTTGAAAAGACATTGTCTATGTTTTACGGCTATGACATCGGTGTTACAGATAAAGCACAGTTTTCATTTAACTTTGAAGATGATGAGTTTGATGATGGTGAGAACTTTAAAGCCTGTCCTAACTGCGTTCAAGGCACTTGTGTCTTTAACTGCGGCAAGGAGTTTGCATGAAGATTCTCCTACTAGACATAGAGACATCACCGATGACTGCGTATGTCTGGGGAATCTGGGACCAGAACATATCACCTAATCATATTATTGATTCCTCTAACATCCTATGCTGGGCTGCTAAGTGGTTAGATAGTGATGAGGTGATGTTTGATTCTGTATATCAATCTAAACCAAAAGCTATGCTTAAAGGTATTCATGGACTTCTCGACGAAGCTGACGCTGTGGTGCATTATAACGGTACTAAGTTTGACATTCCTACGCTTAACAAGGAGTTCCTCTTATTTGGTTATAATCCACCATCACCTTATAAACAAATTGATTTACTTCGTGTGGTTCGTAGCCAGTTTAAGTTTCCTTCTAACAAGCTAGACTATGTATCTCAGCGTCTTGGCTTAGGTAAGAAAACTGAACACGCTGGCATGGAACTATGGACGAAGTGCATGAAAGGCGATAAAGATGCTTGGAAGATTATGGAGTCGTATAACATTCAAGATGTCGTGTTGTTGGAATCTCTTTACCGTAGGTTGTTTTCATGGATTAAACACCATCCTAATCATAATCTTTTTTCCAATAATCCTGTTTGCCCCACCTGTTCTAAACCTCGACTTCAAAAGCGTGGAACTGCTATTTCGTCTGTTGGGACTTATCAACGATATCAGTGCAAGGCTTGCGGAAGTTGGAGCCAAGCGACCAAGAGCGAGAAAACACACAAAGCGGAAGTGAAAGGACTAGCATGAGCACATTAGATGAATATGTAAAGCGTAAAACAGCAGTGTTAAACGATAAGTGTGGGGGAGAAGAGAGACTTATCTACTCGGCTAACTACTACGAGGAACAAGAAGAGAAACCAGCATCAAAGCAAGTTGGCGGTAATCACTACCAAGTTGCTAAGATGCAAGTATGGGATATCATTGATGCTTACCATCTTGACCCGTATACAGCCAACATCATTAAGTATGCTTTACGATTTCCTTACAAAGCAGGTCGTCAGGATATCGAGAAGCTCATACACTATGCTGAGAAGCTGCACACAGTCTACGATGAGGTGAAAGAACATTACTATGCTGGAGCTTAACAAACATCGTCGGATTAACTTCTACGCAGTAACGAATCAGGAAGACGCTAATCCAGCTTATCAGAAGGGACAGAAACTCATTAAGGAGGGAAACTGGGAATATGGTTTCTATCTGCATGAGCTTCGGTCTCTTCCGAACCTTACTCCAGTCTACGGAGTTAAGTCTAGCTTTGATAAGATGCGTGTTTGGATTCCCGGTATGTCTATCAAAGGTGAGAATGTTGTAGTTTGGTGTGAGGCAGGATGGGGCGATATGATTCAGTTCAGTCGCTTTATTCCGCTGTTGAAGGAGGCTGGGGCTAAGTCGGTTAAATTAGCGTTCCCTAGACAGATTCTAAAGCTCCTGCGTAGGCTGCCTAACCATGACGGATTCTACGATATGGAACAGCCTATTAAGAATGGTCTTCGTCTCAAAGTGATGTCTATACCTTATTGCCTTATGGAACATGGAGTTATGTCTTCTAAGCCAGTTCCGCACATTTTTGGTGCAGAAGGTATATTTAAGAATCTTGACCTACATCAAGAAAAAAGAGACAAACCTATGATAGGATACTGTTATACCACTACCAACACCAGTTGGAACATGAAAGCTAAGCAGATGCCTAAGCAAATCATGGATGACTTTATAGCTAAACATCCAGAGTTTGAATGGGTCAATCTACAGCAAGAAGGTGGTTATCTCACTTCCGATTTATGGGTTGACACGGCTGACAAAGTTCAAGCATTGGACGGAGTTATCTCTGTTGATTCCGCTATTGCACATATCGCTGGCTCGGTAGGTGTTCCCGTCGCTAATTTAATTGGCGGTGAGAAATTATCTTGCTGGAGATGGTATCCAAAAGGTGAAACTACATATTGGTATGATACGATGAAGACTGTGTGGTTCGAGAAGTGGGAAGACGGTCTAAAAGAAGCACTCAAACATTTTAAGAAGGAGCAAGTATGCAATGTCGTTAACGATACCGGAGATAAAGGAAAGACTAAAACAACTACCAGAGCTAGACCTGTTAGAACTGCTGGAGATAACAAGCGAGGAACTAGTAGAAAGATTTAGTGATTTAATTGAAGACAAAGCCGACACATTAGAGAAAGAAGTTGAATAATGGCTTTACCTAAATATGTATATATCCACACTAATATAGCAACTGGTGAAACAATCTATGTTGGTGTTGGAACAGGTGAAAGAGCATGGGAATGGAGAAGCAATAAAAGAAGCACTCACCATAACCAGCTTTTACGAAGTTATCTTGAACAAGGATATGTACCAAGCGATTGGGCAAGTATTGTAGAATCTAATTTAAGTTCTAAAGAAGCCGTAGCGTTAGAAACAAAACTGATTGAACAATATTTACCTATTTATAATAAATGTAAAAATCCAGACTATGTTAGTGATAAGTGGAAATTTAACGAAGTACATAAATTTGCAAAATCATTAAGAGAAATGGGGTACTCTTATTCTAATATTGCCTTTTTACTAGGCGGTGCTGGAACAAGAACAAACACAATGAGTGCATGGAGAATGTGTAATGTCTACTAAGAAATACGAAATGACCCCCTATAATACTTTTATCAGTAAATCGAGATACAGCCGCTATCTTGACGATAAAGGTCGTCGTGAACACTGGGATGAGACAGTAGCACGATACTTTGATTTTATGGAGAAGCACCTTGCAACTAAGCAGAACTACACACTCACTAAAGAGCTGCGTAACGAGCTAGAGCAAGCCGTAGTAGCGTTAGATGTAGTGCCAAGCATGAGAGCAGTAATGACAGCAGGACCAGCCCTAGAGCGTCAGAATGTGGCTGCATTTAACTGTTCTTATTTACCTATCGACGACCCTAAAGCCTTTGACGAAGCGATGTATATTCTTCTCTGTGGTACAGGTGTTGGTTTCTCTGTGGAGCAAAAGTATGTCTCTAAGCTACCTGAAGTCCCGTCTCAGTTGTTTGATAGTAAGACTTCTATTGTTGTGTCGGATTCTAAAGAAGGATGGGCAAAATCGTTACGACAGCTCTTGGCTCTTCTGTATGCTGGCGAAATTCCAAAGTTTGACACTTCACGAGTTCGCCCAGCAGGAGCTAGACTTAAGACATTTGGGGGCAGAGCTTCTGGACCCGGTCCTTTGGAAGAACTTTATAAGTTTTGCATCATTAAATTTAAGGGAGCAGTTGGTCGTCGTTTGTCTTCCCTTGAGTGTCATGATATTCTCTGCAAAATCGGGGAAGTTGTTGTTGTGGGTGGAGTCCGACGGTCAGCCATGATTTCTTTGTCAGACTTATCTGACGACAAGATGGCTCATGCTAAAGCTGGTAACTGGTGGGATGGTCAAGGTCAACGAGCATTGGCAAACAACTCTGCCTCGTACCTAGAGACACCATCTATTGGTCAATTCATGCGTGAATGGAGTTCTATCTATGAATCACACTCTGGTGAGCGTGGTATCTTCAATCGTCAGGCTTCTCAGGTACAAGCTGCTAAGAATGGACGACGAGATGCGTCTTATGAGTTCGGAACAAATCCATGTAGTGAGATAATTTTACGTCCTTACCAATTCTGTAATCTGTCTAGCTGCATCATTCGTGCTACTGATACTGAAGATGATATTAGCCGTAAGATTCGTCTTGCTACGATTCTGGGAACATTCCAAGCGTCGTTAACAGAGTTTCCATACTTGCGTAAGATTTGGCAGAAGAACACCGAAGAAGAAGCGTTGTTAGGTGTATCAATGACTGGTATTTGCGACAACACTTTGTTAAACAACCCTGATGATGAAACATTACCTGCTCGATTGGAGGCTCTCCGTGACCTTGCTGTTTCTACTAACGCTTTTTATGCTTCAGCTATTGGTATTAACCAGTCTGTGGCTGTCACCGCAGTCAAGCCAGAGGGAACAGTTTCTCAGCTTTGCAGCACCGCTAGTGGTATTCACCCTCAACACAGTAAGTATTATATTCGTCGTGTTCGAGCTGATAACAAAGACCCACTAACACAGTTTATGATTCAAGCTGGGTTTGTAGCAGAGCCATGTGTGATGAAGCCTGATTCAACAACAGTATTTAGCTTTCCGGTAGAAGTAGCAGAAGGTGGTCTGTTGCGTGAAGACTTATCAGCTATTCAACACTTAAAGTTGTGGTTGATTTTCCAGCGTCACTACTGTGAGCACAAGCCTTCAGTAACTATCTCTGTTTTAGAGAACGAATGGATGGATGTCGGAGCATGGACATTCAAGCACTTCGACGAAGTTACTGGTGTGTCTTTCCTACCGATGGATGGTGGAACTTACAAGCAAGCTCCATATGAAGAATGTACTGAAGAGCAATACAACAGATTGAAGTCTCTTGTACCTACGACAGTAGATTGGGAGAACTTTAAAGAGTATGATGACAATGTGGAAGGTGCTCAGATGTTGTCTTGTACTGCAGGTGGTTGCTCAATATGATTGAAATCTTAATTACCGATGAAATGCGTGAGCTTGCTAAAGCAAAGACAGATGAAATGGGTACATTAAGAAACAGTATCTCCAATGGTGACGGCAACACCATTGGATTTCTTGGTGAACTATTAGCAAATCAAATTTTAAAAGGTAAGTTAAAAAATACCTATGAATATGATTTAGTGTTAGACAACGGCTCTACTGTTGATGTCAAGACAAAAAGAGCTAAGGTTAAGCCTAAAGGATATTATGAGTGTTCAGTTGCTGCTTACAATACAAAACAACAGTGTGATTACTATTGCTTTGTACGAGTAACAAACGATTTAACTCGTGGCTGGGTATTAGGGATGATTAAGAAAGATGATTATTACAAAGAAGCTCAGTTTCGTAAGAAAGGTGAACTTGATGGTGATAACTCTTTTGAGATTAAAGCAGATTGTTATAACTTAAAGATAGACCAGCTAACACCTGTATACTAATATTGTGTAGTACTTTGACAGGGGCTTCTTCGGAAGCCTCTTTTTTTATATCAGTTCAAAGTGTGGACCATCGAAGAATGACTTAAAGTCACCACCCCAACGAATCTTTGTACCTTGCTCTGCAGCAACTTTCTTCATGACTTCAGCGAGTGGCGGATAGTGTTTCTTGTCCCAGCTTACCTTACCATCTACAATAGCAACTAAGTCAACTGCGTGACCTGTTAGGTGCTTTGATTTCATGGTTTGACTGAAGCCTTTATTTACTAACTCCTGCTGTCTCTGAGGCGTTCTAAGACCTTCTGTGACAGTGAAGTCAATAGGGCTTTCTTGAATGGCTTGCTCTACAATCTTTACGAGTCTATCATCTACACCTTTGAGGTTAGTCTTAGAGCGTTCAGACAGTGTAAAACTCATTTAGCAATCCCATTCTTAGCGTAGAACATAGTCCTGTCACCAAACAGATAGAAGCCTACAATAGCAGCGAAGTTATCTACTTCTGAGCTAGGTGTGCCATAAGAGTGACTCCAAGCCCATACTAGAAGTGCTACAGCGACCACCATTGGTCTTTGTAACCTTACGATAGCCTCTACCCACAAGTAGGACTGATTCGTGCCACCAGCGTCGTTTAAAGCCTTAAACATATCTAGGTCAAGCTGTTTAACTTGAACATACTGCTCGATAGTAGATGGTTTAAACTGGTCAGGAGCAACGAAACGGCTGATTAGGGATTTACCTAAGTCAACCGCTAACGGTGCAAATGCTGCTAGTAGTGTGATTGGGTCCATTACTGACCTTCAGGTGGATTTAATGCACCTGTAAGTAATCCTCTGTAAGCAAGGTTTGGTGCTCTTGGTGTAGCTCCTGCAGCAATCTCTCGTACTGCAGACTGAGCTGCTTGTTTACGCAAAACACCTTGTAATAAATCAGCAGTCAAACCACCGCCAGCCAGAGTCAATGCTGCAGTTGGAGACTGGGTATATGCAGCAGCTTGTCCTGCAGCCATAAGCTGTGAACGCAGAGGACTAAACCTAGCAATCATAGATAGGACTGAGTCAAAAGGACCGCCTTTGGCAACACTTTTAATGATGTTCTGCTCAGACGGAGTAAATAACTTCATCTTGTCTTTGTTTGCAGCAAGGTTGATAAAGCCACGACGGATAAGTTCACTCTCTGAGGCTTTAGGGTCAAGAGCTTTAACTTCTGCTACATCTAAAGCATCTTCTAAAGTTTGTGCTCTACCAGCGTTTCTCCAGTCTTTACGAGCAGACATGATATCTTTAACTGCTTTGTCAATACCATCTTTACCAGCAACAATGTCTTTACCGTTGATATTACTGATGTAATCATCAACCTTAGCAACCGCAACAGAACCTAAACGCTTAATATCAGCATCTTTACTTGCTTTTAAGTCATTCAGCATAGCTCGCATCTTATCAACAGAGCTGAATGGGATTGAAGTATTGTTGCCGAGAACTCTTGACATCTCAGTTAATCGAGCTGTTACTTCTCTAGCTTGGTCAGTACCGGGAACCATACGAGCATCATCTAAAGCAGTACTAATGTCTTTAAACATATTTTGGATACTAGATGCTTTAACAGTAATACCAGCATTGTCTACAGCTTGATATGACTGTGATGCTCTGTCTTTAACTTGAGCAATAGTCTCTCTTGGACGATATTTATAATCAATACCTTTTCCTACAGAAGCAGCAGCCACTGTACCTGTTAGGAGACCAGCAATGGTAGCAGCAGTGTCGCTACCAGTGATTTCTTTTACTATTTCTGCAGTTGGTTGAGATACCGCACCTGCTGCCGATGACGCAGGGATTTGTCTAATTAAATCAGAAGCCAGTGCAGGTACATTAGGAGCTACCTTAGCCATACCAGCAGTACCAGCCATTGCTTGTGTACCAGCCTGTACAGCTCTTTCAGTAGCATTTTCAGGAGTTGGTAATACATTACTCAACATCTTCTCTTGTTCGCCATAGAAGGATGGCATACGGCTTTCAGAGCCAAGTGCTTGAGCACCTAGATTGTATACACCTCTACCAGCTTCTAAGACTGCAGTAGCTGGAGATGTAAATGCCTCATAACCAGCACGAGCTGTAAGACCAATCTGACGACCTAGTTCATCCATCATAGACCGCCCTTTAGGAGCAGCCGTTGGAGCAGGTGTTGTAGGTGCTCCGCCAGATAATTCTTCTAAATCTGAATCAGACAACTCTGTAGCAGAGGTGTAGGTTACACCGTTAATGGTATATTTTGGCATCCTTAATCCTCAATAGTTACGACAAGACCAGACTTCAGTGTACGAGTTTTTTTCTTAGCGGAAGGCTGTTCTGTTGGAGTAGTTGACGACTCAAACTCATACGGCTCTACTTTCTGAGACTTACGACGAGATTGAATAATCTTTTCAGTTTTATTCTTAGCAGTTACAACTGCATCATTATACTTTTGCAATGCTTCTAAAGTGGCTTCGGTATCGAATTTACCATAAGCTGCTACTAACGCATTAGCGAAACGCAACACATCTCGGTCAGTTTGAACACCTTTTTCTGCACTAACTTGTAAATTAACTGCAGTATCAACAGCAGATTTTAAGGCAGCATATTTTTGACTGGTTGGTGTTGAGTTACCAGCAGCGTTCTGTGCTAGATAAGTTGCAATCTTACCGGGACTCAACTCAAGAGCACGAACACCTTTTTCATCTTTTGTTAAGTTTTTAATAGATGGTAACAGTGCGTCAGACTGAGCTGTTAAGTTATCAATCTTAGCTAAGTCAGCATCTTCTGATTTCTGCAGACCAGCAGATAGTGGTTTAGGTGGTTTCTCACCTTTACCTGCAGCAATCTCTGCTCTACGCAGTTTTGCATCTTGTGAGCGTTGTAGAACTTGAAGAATCTTATCAGGTGAGCCATATTTAGTCACTACATTGATAACCTGCTCATCAGTTGCATTAGGACCTAAACCAACTAACTCAGCACGAAGTTTCTCTTCTTGTGCAGCAGATAACTCAGCTTTGGTAATATCAGCTTTAGTCTTTTGAATACCTAAAGAAGATTTCTCACGCTCATCAGCAGCAGCGATGGCTTGCATAGCTTCTTGCGGAGCAAATTCTTTAATTGCATTACCAAAGTCACGAAGACCTTGTGGGTCAGCTAAATTAAACTGTGAAGACATTTGTTTAATCTGTGATATTTTAGCTAGCTCAGGGTCTTGTAGTCCTAACAAACCACCAACAGAACGACCAAGTGCTCGTCCAGATTGACGAAGACCTAACTCAGCTCTTTGTAGTGGGTCTAACTGAGCAGCTTGATAGTCTTGAGAAAACTCATTCTTCTGCTGAGCTTGTTGATAGGCTTGTGGATTAACTCCAAATAAACTTCCGACGATATCAGTAGCCATTATTTAATTCCTTGAAGAAAGTTACTAAACCAACTACTTGAACCACCACCTTGACCCCAATTACCAATTCCAGCATCTTGCTCAGCAAGCATACGAGATTGTTGTGAGCCGGGTGTTGTTCCATAATACTGCGCAGTGGATTGTGAACCACCTCCCATACCGCCTAACTGTTGACCAAAAGTACTCATAGTAGTGCCTACAGGACTGTAAGAACTATAAGCCAACTGAGATGGAGCAGCAAGTTTTTCACCGCCCATTAGTATCTCACCCTGACGAGCACCAGCATCAGAAATCGTCTTAGCTAGACTTGTACTCATTTCATACGGCTGCATACCAAGTTTCTCAACATCAGCAAATAAACCTAGTGACTTCGCAAACGGACTATAAGCTGCTGTTTGATATTCAGGAATAGCTTGTAGCATACTAGCACCACTACGATTTAAGCCAGCACCGGAACCGTACAGTTCAGCACCAAATCGTTGATTAGCACGACCCTGCTCTTGAGCTTGTTGAGCAATGTTTAAATCTTGCTGTGCTCTAGCATTATATAAGGCAGCATACTCAGGATTAGATTGTAGCATACCTGTAGTTGTACCACCAGTAGCTAAACCTGTACGACCTGTACGGAATACCTGACTAGCTAAACGACTACGCTCTGCTTCACGACCCGGAGCTAACGCAGCCTGTGTGCTAGCCATGTACTGTTGTTGAGCTTGTTCAGGAGAGATTGCAGCGTACTGATTACCTAGATTAAACAGGTTTGTACCAGCACCAAAAGCCTGACCAGCAGCAGTCTGAAATTGAGATACATCAGGATTTAGATTGTAGTTACCAAACTGCCCAGCTAACTGATTCTGAACACCTTGTAAGCGTGGGTCAAGCGTATACCCAGCAGAGGTTACACGACCTGTAGTTGGGTCTGTCTGAAACTGAGACGAACCAAAGCCAGTAGTGATACCAAACGGCTGAAACGCAGCTTGATTTCTCGCCCATGTCGCAGCGTCACGAAAAGCGGTTGCTTGTTGATTAGCTGCTTGAGAGGCTTTGCTGCCACTAATTAGGTTTCCACCTAGCTGTAAGGCTGAACCTGCTATTTGGGCTACTGGATTTCCCATTATATGCTCCTGCTGTAAATATGATGATTCATGTTGTCTAATCCTTTGATTGTTGTCTCATAGACAAATCCTAGAGACTTTCCAAACTTAACTAACTTATCGTTATCTTCTCGTGCTAACGCTACAATAAAAGGAGACAACTCTAACTGTAATATGTTCAAATCTTCTATATACTGCTTCTTAATCTCTGCTGTCCACTTGCGTATATCAGTATGAAACCAATTATACTTCTGATGTTTCTCTAAGTACATCGTGTACTCAGGACGCTCCAGAACAGGAACTTTATAACTTAAATCCAAACTGGTTGTGGCTCTGCAGGAAACACAGGCTCTGTAACAGGGTTAAACATCAATGTACGGAGCTGAGCACGATAGGCTTCAAAGTCTGCTTTGTTGCTGATATTCACATCAGACAACATAGACCAGTCTGAATCCGCAAGGAGTTTCTTTGCTGTAGTAACACAAGCATCTAAAGGAGCTTGATTAGTTAAGCGAGCAACTTCGGCTTCAACAGCAGCAAAGCTAGGCTGAGGGATCGCTGGAGTGTGCCAGATAATGGTGTAGTAGTCGTTATTAGATATAGTCCACTGAGCATCTGGAGTTAATGAAAATAAAGCATTAGAAACGGTTATCATTGTAAAATCTCCAAGAGAATAATTCTAGCGTTACCCATTGTGTTGTAACCAGCAGAAGCATTACCACTTCGTCTTACATAGGTCTGATAAGTAATAGAAGAGGTAGTCGCAGGTGAATCTAATAACTGATAGCTTTCCTGAATGTAAATACTAGAAGTGCTACCATTGGTATTCACATTAGCCATACCCAAACAGTTGGCACTAAATCCGCTACCAGTTCCTAAGTTTGTAGCACCACGATAGAGAGTCCAGAAGGCATTTGTACCATTACTAGCATTTATGTTAGTCTGAGCAAATCCAAAGCTCATCAGAATCAATATTTTATTGCTTGCTGATGTTGGTGTGATTGAGGCTGTGTGTCCTGTACCAACAAGGGAATCCGATGTGGAATCAACACCAGTAGCTGTCACACTTTCAACAATCTGCACAATACGACCAGTAGTGCTAAGTGCATCTATTGCGGTTTTAACATAAGCAGTGTTTGCTAACTGAGTTGTGTTTGAGCCTGTAGTAGCTGTAGGCGCTGCAGGAGTGCCTGTAAATGTTGGGCTTGCGGTATCAGCTTTAGATGCAATCGCAGAAGAGATAGAGTTAAACTCAGTATCAATCTCTGTACCTTTAACAATCTTACTTGGATTACCTGTAGCTAAGCTATCTTTTGTAGCAAAGTTCGTTGCTTTTGTGTAGTTACTCATAATACTTCTTTCTCCTTATGCTTATCTAAATAAGCAATTGCTTTTGTTAAAGTTTGTATTGATTCTTTCAGTAAGCCAATACTAACATTACAGTGGTGGCAAAGTAATTCTCTTATGTTGTTTGTTGTGTGGCAGTGGTCAACAACTAATTTACCTTTTGATGCTTCTGTTTCATCTATCCCACAAATAGCACATTTATGGTTTTGTTTAACTAACATTTCATTATATTGTATTAAGGATAAGTTATATTTTGTTTTTAAATGATAACCAACCCCATACTCTCTCATATTTTGTTTTCTTTGTTCAGTGAGAGGATTTTCTTTAATACATTGTTTACATATAGATTTATGACCTGATTTTCTATCAGTAGTTTTGTAATACTCGGATAACGGTTTATTAACACCACATTTCTTACAAACAAACATTAGATGTTTTTTCCCATTTTAATTGAAAAGTCAATCTTCTGCACAGATAGAGGTGAACCATCAATGTCTGATTCAAAACCAAGTTGAACCACTTTACCGTTACCGCTTGTTTGCATCTGAGCTGTATCTAATACAATACCGTTGTTGTAAGTAGCGATGTTGTATTCAGCCGTACCATACTCATACACAACCTGTGTGTCTAATACAACAGTTCCAGAGTTATAGTTATCGGTGTAGTCGTAACCCCACTTAATTACTAAAGCCTGAGCTGAGCCACCGATGCTAGTAATATTTACTTTCTTGAGAATCTTTAATGATGTAGGATTACCCATATCAAAGTAATTGGTATAGTAAGCCATACGATAAGCCGCACCATTATCATCGTAGTTATAGTAGCGACCAATATAGCCTTCTTGACCCATGTATAGGTCTCTGTTAGCTAAAACACAGAAAGCTGTAGGGTTGATGTCTCTCCAGATAGTAGCTCTAGATGCACCATTCTCTAACGCACCACGAGTATCAAAGCAATAAGTATTGTTAGTACTTGGCAGAGCTAATAGATAGAAAGCATCAGCAGCGTAGTAAATAGCCTTGATGTCATCTTCGTCTTCACCAACAACATCACTCATCAAGGTATCACGAACATTCTTAGATACATCACGAAATGGTAATGACTTCTCTTGAATCACACGCATCAATGACTGAACACCAGTTTCAGACAAGAACAGAATATCTGTACCACCAACAGACTGAACAGAGTCACGAGCGATACATCCGACACCAGTAATGATGTCTGACAGCTTCATTGTTGTAGGGTCGTCAGCACCACTATACACAACAATGCTACGACGACAGAAGATGATTAGGAAGTTATTGTACTGAGCCAATGCTGTGATTGGGTCACCAGTAGGGATAACAGCACTAATATCTAAGTAACCAGAAGTACCTACTTGCCACTCCGAAGGGTCTTGTAAGTCACTAAAGTATACAGTTTGTGGGTCATCTACTTGACCACCTACCCAGAGACGACCATAAGCAGATAAAGCACAGTTAGGTTTAAAGCTAGTAACAGTATGAGCTGATGGAACATTGCCGATGTCTCCAAGACGCTGTAAGCCGTAACCATCTTGGTGTGTATGTGATGCTGTACCAAGTTTATGATAAACCAGAATAGGGTGGTCTTTTTGAGCTAGAATAGCGTGTGCTGAAGCTGTAGGACCAGTACCGTAGGGCATACCAACTATTTGCCAGTTATTACCACTAATAGTATAGCTAGGCAAGGTATCAATACATCCAAGAACAGTTCCGCTAGTTGTAGCTGAAGCTGCTGCAGTTACAGTAAAGCTGTTACCACCAACAACTGTAGCTACAGTATAATAACCAGTAGGTAGTGTGCCTGTGCCAATATCCATATACAAAACAGTACCAACAGGATATCCATGACTTGTAATCGTTACAGTTACAGTAGTTCCTGACTGAGAGTATGTCCCAGTATGGAAGTGAGTGTTAAATACTTTCGCTTCAACTAAAGTACTTGTCCCAGCATAGACCTTGTTATTCGCTGCACTTAATACGACATTACCATCAGCTTTAACAAACTCAAAGATTGTACGGAAAGAACCAGTAGAGGCAGCAGAGGAGTTAACCTTTGTCCAACCCTTACGAGCACCGATACGACCATAGCGGTCAATAACGCAGTTGTCAGCTTTAAGTGCATAACCACTAGATAGCTGAACAGAGCTATCCTGAGTGTTTAACCCAGAAAAGCCCGGAGCTGCAATCGAACCGTTTGTAAACTGTTCAGCCATTAAACTGGAATCCAAGCAGATTCTTCAACATAACGAGTTGACTCTAATGCAATAGCATCAGACAAACTCTTCTGGAATAGTGCATAGGCTTCATTAGAACCTAGTCCACCGTCTTCACCACGCTCAGCTAATGCTTTGGCATAGGCTAAGAAGATTACAGGCTCTGAAGGAACTTTAAGGATTGTTGAATCAGTAGCTAGCTCTACTTGAGGAATAATCAAGTTAAAGCGTAGACTGTAAGCAGCTTCAGGGATAGGGTACACATCGACTAAAGTATCACCATTGTCGTTAGTACCGTTAAAGTTGTAATACATTGGAGAAGCCTTCTGTGGATTAGCAACCAGAAACTGGTCGTTCATCCAAGTAGTTTCCACATTACGCATTACTTGATTAGTTGTGTCGTTGATAACATCAATAACACGGAATCGCTGACCAGAGCCAGTCAATACATAGCTAAACACATCTGCAGTAGTATCTGCAGTTAATGTATCTGATAGGGAATTCCAAGTGTAAGAGGACTCAACGATGTTCTTAGCATCATTAACAAAGTCTCCAATTAACTTAGAATAGGAGTTGTCCTGTACGGAAGTAACTTCGGTTTCACGAAGTCTTCGTAGTACGGAATTAACGCAAGAAACATAAGTAGCCATAAACGCTATCCTAACACAATTTTAGTAAAAAAGCAAGTTATTTTTTAACAATCCCATTTCTTCAATGCGAGTGCTTTACGAGTAGGTCTACCCTTCTCATCCTTCATAGGACCTTTGACACCGCCCATGCGAGCACAGAAGCTCTTACGACGACCAGCAGCTTTAGGGGACTTTGCAGCCTCTTTAGCCGACACAGGAGGCTTCAGCTTAGAGCCTGTAGTCTTGTTGTAATAGTCTCTACCTTTTTGATTGAGACCACCTTCAGGGTTCTGAAACGCTTTCTTTGGCATTATTTCTTTACCTTCTTCGCAGTCTTAGCTGCATCCTTGAAGTCTTTAGCTGAGGGAGCGCCTTTGCTACCTACTTTACGCATCTTTTCTCCTGAACCAGCCTTGATACGAGCTTTCTTTGCTGCGATATTAGCGTATAGTCCTTGTTTCATTAGCGACCTCTACCAGCTTTCTTCATCATCTTAGGCTTAGGCATCTTTGCTTCGCTCATGGCAATAGCAATAGCTTGCTTACGAGACTTCACTACTGGACCACCTTTCCCAGAATGTAAGGATTTGTCCTTATACTCACCCATTACTTTGCCAATCTTTGCTGTTTGTTTCTTAGTTGCCATTTGGAGTCCTTTATAGGTGCTTTACAAGCCAGTCTTTGAATAGTGTTAGGAAGATACCAATACCAGAAGCAATGAACGCTATACCGCCTAGAAAGCCCTTGTAGCGTGTCATCTCATCCTTGATGTCGTGCATCAGTTTAAGCATCTCATCGTGGTTATCCTGAAGGTTGTTTACCTTAGTCTCTAGGATAGCTATGCGTTCAATGTTATCGCTCATGATTATGCCGTGTATGTGCTAGATGAAGTGAAGGTATGGATAGTATTACCGCCACTAGAAGTAACTGTGCCTCCTGTACCACGCTGTGCTCCAGCGTAAGAAATAATAACTATGCCAGACCCACCTGAGCCTCCATTACCAGTTGCAGAGCCAGCTCCACCGCCCCCACCACCAGTGTTAGTTGTGCCAGAGGTAGCATTTCCTGTTATTGAACCATTACCACCACCACCTGCTCCACCAGTACCGCCAGCCCTACTTCCAGCAGTATGTCCTCCACCACCACCACCACCAGCGTAAGTTACGCTTGTTCCAGATATAGAAGAAGCTGTACCAACACCTCCATTACCACCTGCGTTTGAACCGCTATTTAAAGATTGTCCAACAGCACCTGCACCACCACCCCCACCACCAAGACCGTATGAGGAATTATCGCTGTATCCAGTTCCGCCATTATTACCTTGACCAGAAGTTCCAGCACCGCCACTGCCGGTATTGCCGCCTCCGCCTCCAGAACCACCAGAGTTTCCAGTTATAGTTCCAGTTGCTTTACCGCCTCCACCGCCCCCTAAAGCTGTGGTTGGAACTATATTAAATACAGAATTTGAGCCGTCTGTGCCTGTTGTATTAAGAGCGTTTTGTCCAGCACCTCCAGCACCAACGGTAACTGTATAAGCTGTAAGAGACGTTACTGTGGCTGATGATGTTAAAAGTCCTCCAGCCCCAGCTCCGCCGAAACTTCCGCCACCGCCACCTGCAACTATTAAATAATTAACTGAATAAGTTTGTGTTGATAAAGTTACCCAACCTATGCCAGAATACACTTCGGTTTGATTGGTTGTAGTGTTGTAACGCAAAGCACCAGCCGTAGGACTAGCAGGTCTTTGTGCTGTAGTACCTTGTGGTAAATCTATACTCTGTGTAGCTGTGCTGGAATCAATACCAGTAGAGCCGTTGATGATGACAGTCATTGTCTATCCTTAAACAGGTGCTACTACTTCAACCCAAGCCAATGTAGGCTCATCCCATTTGTATAACTTACCATCTTGTGGCATTGGTGTTGGTGCTTCCCATGTCCATGTAGTGTTGTTTAATACCCATGAAGCGAATGGTTGTGGTGCATAGAAGACATCATTCTGTGCATCATATGTATAACCAATACCAGCGTAGTTACCACGCAATGGTGTACCACCTTTAGTGTGTACACCACCGATAGTGTTGTAAGAAGTTTGAATCCAAGCACCCGGAGAAGAATCAACGAATGTTGTAAAGAATTCAGGTTCAGCAACGATTACTTGCGTTACCTTAGTGTCTACTACTTTTGCAAAATGTCCCATGTAAATCTCCGTTTAAGCTGTGTAACTTCCTGATGCAGTAAATTTAAGAATAGTGTTATTTCCAGAATTAGTAACTGATGGGCTACCAGTTGTAGTTCCTGTGTACTGTGCAGTAAGTAATGAAATAATTACAACACCTGAACCTCCAGATGCCCCAGCTATTTCTGCGCCAGCATTGCCAGAATCCGAACCGCCACCAGCACCACCGCCTGTATTGGCTGTGCCACTTGAACCAACATTTTTTGCAGTTATTCCAGTTGGAGTTCCAGCCGCACCGCCACCGCCAGCAGATACTGTTCCAACAGTACCACCCATATAGCCTCCTGAAGCACCTCCAGAAGCATAAAAAGTAGATGTACCTGTGATTGAACTAGATGTTCCTAATCCACCATCACCACCTTTAGTTGCCGTTCCTGCGCCACCAACACCACCAGACCCACCCCCACC